CTTCAAAGATCTCTACAACAAGGAGATCGGCAAGATGATATTTTGAAGATATCATATGACAAAGTCTGTCTGAGAAAGAATGTACTGGCGAATAAACGTAATTAATGAAATTGTTGTAAGAATTCTTAGTGAGTTTGCTATATTTAGCACGAAGTATCTCAAAAAGAACAGGCTTAGTCTCATCACGCTTGAAATCAAAGTTAATAGGGACATCTTCAGAATCAGAAAATGATTCCTCAGACATAATAATAGAAGGACACGATTCAAGGGATGTAACTGTTTCCATAATTATGTCATCATTAGCCGAAGTAATATGTTCGAACGAAGCTCTTTTCTTTTTATAAGCGGTTTTGCAATAATCTATGAATTGAGTATAACTCATGGTAGATATATGCTTGCCTTTGGAACTGGCATCCATACCACTATAAAGATCAACAAGTATGGCTTCCTTACACCACTTATCAGAATCTAGCATGACTCCAGTAGGAGTATCACGGGCATAAAGGTAATTGCCAAGGTTATCTTTCTCAGGATTAACGCGAATATCAACGACAACATCAAAACGCCTATGAAGGGCGTCAGTGAAGTGTATACTTTGTACATGTTTGAAATTTTCCTGATTGGAGGTAGCAAGTATCAACTCAGAAGAAAAGAAGGTGTTAGCCTTGGTTTCCAAAGAAGCCATGTGCAAAGGAGCAGGAAAACTATTACCTAATCTAATGAGTGATAGGTACTCATTATCCGGATTGCCAGCAATGTCTTTGCATTGACCGAAATCATCCATAAAAGTACAAAATTGGCCATTGTACCCTTCCCAATAAACATTTTCTGGATTACGAGAAAAAATGTAATCGTTAATGTTATCGGTGACTTGTTGGGAATCCACATCCAGAAGACTGGAAGTGAGAATGCGGGCCAAAAGAGAACCTGCAAGAGACTTGCCTTGACCGGGTGAGCCTCTAAGAAGAACGACTAAAGGCTCACACCTTATAAAATCAGCCCTAAGAGAAGTAGAGTCGTAAGGCTTACGACACCTTTCCAAAAGGGACATGTACTTAGATATCATCTTAAGCACTTCAGCAGTCTTAGAGTTGTCCCCATATTTCTTAGCATAAAGAACAGTAGCC